TGATCAAGTTCATCAAACATTGAATATTGAAGCTCTGGCATGTAATCGACAAATTCGTTAAATGGTTCTCGACTTGACGCAATTATGTCACTCGTTGTTCTGTACTTTCTAAACCACCTTCTAGTCAATTCATTTCCAGCATCGTCATACATTTTTGCGCCGCTAAAGCTATAATCTCGTTCCATTCTTGCCATAAAATCAAATCTTTCTGGCTCATGCTTTGCAATGGTCATAAGCTTGCGATCTGATTTTTTCCAGCACGTAACGCAATTGCCGTAGTGCTCAGGAACTTCTAAGTCAAAGTCCTGACCAGCCCACCAGTACCTAATTTGTTCTTTTGTCGTTGGATGCCAGAATACTAGCGGATAAAGTAACTTTTTATCGTTGTAGTCTGGGTTTATACGGTCTATCTCGTCAACCCTTATGCCGATAGCAAATGGCGGTTTTTCGTTAAACTTCTCCTTTATATATGAATTCATTGAGTTCAACTTCAATTCCCTGTTGCAGTGCGGGTAGTCCTTGTTAGGTATGCCGTATTTTTTAACTACTTGCTCGAATGGCTCACCATTTCTACTTGCTGTTTCAAATGTAACGACCTTGTGAGTTGATCCTTTCCTTTCATTGTGATGCACGACAGCTTCAACCCAAACTAAATTCAACCCCCATCTTTTATCGCAATCGTTGACAAACCTAAGCGTCCTTTCGTCTTCCAAGCCGGTGTTGGCAAAGATAAAATTTAGTTCATATTCATCTGATTTATTATCGATCAGCCATTTAGCCATGTATGCGCTTGTTCGGCCGCCGCTGAAACTTACGCTCAAATTAGTTTTCATAATGCAACCCTATAGATTCTTTACTGGTAACTATACTGCAAGACCTTTGATATTCTGCAACAACTAGCAATCTGGCTAGCGATATTGTTTCAATCATTAGAACTTACCCTTTTTGGTTTCTGCCGCTGGTGGCGTGTAGTTTGTCATTTCTTCGTATTGACATATAGCCATGTCATGTTTGAGATAATGCGTTTTTGTTTCGCCGTCTCGGTTTTTTGCCACGTCGATTTCAGTCACCGGTTCGACAATTCGGCCCCATGTGGTCATTCTTCCACCGCCTCGGCGTTTAGCCTCATTAGCCGCTCATACATTGACCCCATGCCGTACTTTTTGACGATAGCGGAAGCGGCTTCCTCGGTCAATTCATATTCAATATCATCTATCATTCCACTTTCGTAGTCTCGGTAATAAGTCGCATTAAGATTGTAAATTCCATCTTTCATATCAATGTTTTTAGTCAGCGCTCTTAAAGCGTCTTCAGCGCCACAGTTAGCGCACTCATCGCCAATAACATCACCAACTTTTGATGTTTTACGCAGTACCCGAAATGTCTTTTCAGCGTGCAACGTATCTTTGCTAAACCAAGTATTCGAGCTGACCCTCACTTTGCATACAAATTCACTCATCGCCTTTCTCCTTCATCACTGGACTAATGTCTACGCCAGATTTGGTTACCATTGAAATATGCCACTCATAAACCAGATCAACAACCTTTTCATCGTTCGACGTTGGATATGACAGCATGCCTCTGATTTCGTCTTTTATTGCATCACGCTTTTTTTGTTCAATCTGATCGGCTTTTTTGATTGGGCGGAATTGTTCAGGGTTAACCCTATAGTCATAGCTTTGTTCGTGATGATTCCAAAACACAATATGGCAGTCGCCGCCATTTGTGTCATACGTGGTAATGGTTACTCTATGCCAATAGGGTTTTAGTTCGTATTCTTCACCAACCTCCGGCAGCCACTGGCTTTCAGTCTCGACGACATCAGTGTCGTTAACATCAGGCTCATTATTCGCACACGCATCAAATACGCTTAGCTTATCAACTACTGGCTTAGCTTCGCTTGTGTAGTACTCGTCTGTTCCTATCATTTCATTCACCTCCAATTAATTAATAACAACACTATACCTGCAAACAAAACTCAATGCAACAAAAAAGGCACATAAAAGTGCCTTTCAATTTATTGTTTTTATTTTAGTTCTTAGTTTGTTCTAGGATCTGAGCAAACAGCTTGGTTGCGGAATCGTCTGCTTTGATGGTTGTCTCACTTTCAACAACTTCTTTATCATGCCATCCAACATAAGGTCGGTTCTTGATGTTATACTTCAAGGCATTAAAGTTGCTGAATTGATTGATGACACCCTCATCGCCACGAGCGTAAGCCTCTGCTAACTCTTCCCAGTAAATAGCAGCTTCAGCCCTAAACTCTTGAACGGCTTGTTCAAATTCAGGCTCATCCTTGCGCATCCGGTCAAATGTTTTTTGATCGATGTGCAAAACCCGCTTCTGAAGGTAGCGTTGAGTCTTGCCTTTCATGCCGCAAGCAATCATCGCCTCCTTCCAGCCTTCAGGAAGGTCGCTTATCATTTTCTTTGGAGCACCAGCCATGACAGCCTCACTTATAATTTGTTTATGCTATTATAGCATACAAGATAACAAGCGATAATCCTAGTAAAGGTTCTCCGAATAAAGAACTCCTGCTTTAGATACATTTCTAATTATCTGCCCGTTTTTCTCCGCAATAATCCAAGCTTCCTCTCTCGTGTGATAGTTTCCAAACTGATCAATGAATCCTTGATCGCTTCGGCGATCATTATGCTTACACTTGCCGTGAGCTTTTATATATTCATTTGCTTGCTCGCTCATGCGCCTGTCCCAGTGTCTAGCTCCTATTAAAACAGCTTCATAGCCATCGTCAAAAACAACTCGATTTGCGGCGCATACTATTCTTACATCCATGCTAATCAGGCTCCTTGAAAGTTACCTTGGCTACTGCATCATTGACAACTTTCTTAGCGCCTTTCACTGTCTCACCAGCATCGAGCTTTACCTTAATAAGCTTCTTTGACGCGACCTTCTTTGTCTCAAAGAACTCATCTGGCAACTCATCTTCGTTTTCAATGACAATCACCTCGCGGCCTTTCGGAATCTTGATCTCAAAAATATCCTTGTCAACATGCTTGACGCCATCACTCTTCATGTGGCTTGTGATCTCGGCCAACACAAGGTCGATTTGCTCTTGCAGCTTGTCTTGAGACTCTTTTAGCGAGTCAAGCTCAGTCTTTTTTGCTGCAACATCGAAGTCAACCACATTTTTCTTATTTTGCAATGATGTCAATGCTTGCACTCTTTCTTCGTAAAAATTCATATTGCCTCTCCTGTTATTGTTTGTGATTTTGTTAATATGCAATCAAGTATCGCATTGCATATGTTTTTGGTTTTGTTTTTTGGCTCTGACGCCCATGATCCAATTACCCACTCATTAAAGCAATTTTCAAGTCTTACATAGCACTTAGACTCAGAGTTATTGATCTCTATCGTACCGCCAATTGCAGTAAGAAGCTCCATTGCATGGCCTAAATCGTTGTTCGGGTGAAAGCTAATTGTGTCAAAAGCATTATCATTATTGGTTAGCGATACATAACGATTACCTGTCATTAGTGATCTTGCTGGGCTTGCCTTTAGCCCGCAAATCTTGCAAGCCTTTAATATTCTCCGCTGAGTATCGATATTCATAGACCCTCCTAATTAATTTCAAATTTGGCACCCCGTGCAGGATTCGAACCTGCATATCCAAAGTGTCTATGTTTTTCAAATTAAAGCTAACTTGGATTATTGAACGCACACGGCTTGGGACTGGCTGGGATTCGAACCCGTTAACCAGATATGTGCCTCAAGGAGGCATCATCCCTCTTGAAATTTGATTGGCGTGATTAAAGCCGTAGCTCATAGCGTCCAATCCCTATGCGTGTAAGCAGCCGCTTACGTCCGGCTAGTCGTTTTGCTATTTTACATCAACTCGATCATTTGCGGCTTGATCAGAGTACTCGAAACCATTATACCGCTTACTAAGCTTTTCAATGTTTGCATTAAGCACCTGTTCACGAGTAATGTCAAGTCCTTGTCGCAATCCTTCAAGATAAAACTCAAGATCACCCATTTCTTTGATAACAGAATCCTTGTCAAGCTCTCGATTATAAGCAACATACTTCTTGATTACGTCAACCAGCTCACCTGCTTCACCAGCAACACCTAAACTCATGTGGATTGCATGAGCTTTTTCTGGTGTAAGTGTAGCTAATATTTCTTCACCAGACTTCGCAAGTTTTGCAACCATATCACCGTAATCAATCATGGATCACCTTTACATACGGAATTCCAGCCTGAACCTTAATAATCTGACCACCAACAACCTGATGCATTGGGTCACGGCCTTTATAGGTATCTCTACCAATCGTAAACTCAGGCAGGTTATCGTTTGCAAGTGTTTCTTTTGCTACGACACTCAATTCTTTCGCTTTATTTTTCTTCGACATCTTTAATCTCCTTCTCAACTGATTCAATAACATTCTCTAATAGTTTTATCTTGTTGTCAACATAGGCCTTCATATTATATGAAAATTCTTTGTTTAGCTTTCCAATAACGAGAAACATAGGTAGTAACAATAAGAATAAAACAAGAATAACAAGCTCTCTTATCGCTACCCATAGATACCATAATACTTTAAGCATTCACAACCTCCAAAAACTCGTTTGAGCTTTTTAGTTTAACATCTAAATCTAGGTGACGAGTATAGATAACGCCATTATCCGTATTTAGCACGTAAAACGTCTCTTCCATTCCAAAATAGCCTTGCGTGTATGCGTATAGTGTAATGCCAGACTTGTATATTGGACTATGCACACTTCTTACAGCTTTTTGCGTCTGCAATACTCTAGCAAGATCTTCGCACTTGCTTGCAAACTCTGTAGCACTCATCTTCACAGCGGAATCACTCGACCCCCAATATGCGCTTCAATTGCTGTTTCACAATTGATTGACCGCCAGCATCTTTCTGCTGGATCGCCTTTTGCAAGCAGAGACTGATCACAAACAGAAATTAAGTTTGGATTATTTTTCTTGCGAGTAGCTACCGCTTGTTTTGCTGAATCAGATGCAGCTTCGCCTTTAATGCCCTTCGCTGTTTTTGGGTTGAAAGCCATGACACGCTCAGTGCCATCAGCTTTGATAAATTTTACAGACATAACTCGTGAGTTGCTTGATGAGATTAAATCTTTTAGTGTTTTAACTTTATCAATCATTTTGTTTCTCCTGCCGTTGTTTGATGTAAGTATATTAAGCCTACACCAAACAACTGTCAACACTTTTTAATTTATTTTTTTAACTCTGCAAAAGCAGCTTGTACACACTTAATTTGATGAATGCAGTCATCAACTGGATTGTGCTGCACGCCAACAAAATCAAGCTCTTTCTTTGGATTGACTCCTGTAACCGCCTCACATGTCTCCATTAGCGTCCTGAAGTCTGAGTGCTCCCAGTGACTAACATTACTGCTAAAATCTATTCCAACAGCCTCGCAGGCTGAATAGAGCCATAGGTTGTCTGCAAGGATGCCATTTCCCCATAGGCGAATATCGTCGTCCTTGAACTCAGCTTTTAGCTCACCAATCCACTCAAAAAACCACTCAAGAGCAACACCAAGAAGCTCATTGCCGGTTGTTTGAGAGCTGTACATACTCTGCTTTGCGGCATCAGACTGCTTGCGCCAAAAATCGATGGTGCTGTCTGTTATCTTTAATCCAGACATAACAGACGACGCAAGCGTCACTCCTGAATGAAAGTGGTGTTCAATATCTTGAGTATTGCCTTCTGGATCAAACACAACAGCAGCAATCTCCATAATCGCAGGAGAAATGCCTACGCCCATTGTCTCTAAATCCAACATAATATGAATTGTCATAAAGCCTCCTGTTAAAAATTATTAAGTGCTGGCAATCCAACACAAAGAACGTTTACGCCTAATGGCCCCCAAGTCTCGTGCAGCACCTGCTGACGATCATCAATCACAGCCTGTACGTTATACACATTTCGGATATGTGTGTCAAACAATTCCCGCTTGATAATGCTGTCTCTGCGCATATCGCCAGCTTCACGCATAAACAGCTCAAAATCGCTACCGAAATGATCGTATAGCCATTGCTTGGTAATGTCATAGCAAGATCCATCTCGACCACTCAGGAACACAATGCCGTAACCCTGTGCGTTTAACCCTTTCACAATGTCCATGACCCAAGTCTTAGGCAAGTCTTCACCGACACGCTCCCAGTCGTACCAGCCTCGCCCTTGTGATTCTGCTACTGTTCCATCAATGTCAACAACATAAACCTTTTCACCATCACCAGCGACATACTTACCATATTCATCACCTTTGTACTGGCACCACTGGCGTAAAATAACATCACTACCGACACCGCCAAATCGCTGATTGTCTCGTGAAATGGCGTCTCGAAGATCAACGTCGAAGTGCTTTTCTTCGACTTCATACCCCATCTCAATCAGCTTATTAGCCATGTCGATCCTACGACCGATATTCAAATTGGTATCAGCAAGAATAACATTCATCCCCTGTAATGCAGCGTACTCAATTAACTCCCAGTACTTGCGAGTAACTTCATCTTCATTCTTTTTGTTGAATGTCCAGTTATTCCAGATCTTGGACCCACCATTAAATCGAATATCGTCTCGACACACAACAATCCAGTCGGCACGATTCCGAACATACTCTTCCGCCCAAGTAGTCTTTCCGCTACCGCTAATTCCTACACAAATAATTGCTTTCATTTATTACTCCTTTCGAAAAAACATGTACAATTTTTTCAACAATATCAACATGACTTTTTGATGTGTCTACGCTTCCCCAATATCCGTACTCATATTCCCAACCACTGTACATCTCTGGTAGCTCACCACGATCAAACATCTTATTCATTTCGAGCTGCATTTTGTCGTGTATAACTTGAGCACTTATCAAGAAGTCATCGCCTTTTAGTATATTAAGCTCTGTCTCAGATACGCCAACATTTTTCACATACTTACTGATCAGTAATATTGCATCTGATATAAATCCAACCTTCTTTTCGTATTTATAAGTAGATTTATTTGCTTTATAAGCACGAGCCTGCTTTATATCCTTTCTCAATAATCCACGATAGCTTTTTAAGGCGCGATAGGTAAATAAATAGTCATCTACCTCTCCAGCAAGTTCTTCATTGACACCGAAATCACTACGCAAGCACTCGTAAGGTACGTGACTTAACCCGTTGATGATCGAATCATAAAAAACACACTCTAAGACAAAGAGATAGTCAACCTTAACCCCATCGAACTCACCCTTATAATGCAGCCAGTTCTTATGGTCTACAGGTGCCGTTAGTATCTCTGCTTAGTTTGGCAATATGAATACCATATCAACATCATGCCCGCCTTCGCTTTCTTTCCTTCCAAAACAAAATTCATTAATCCTAAGATTGAGTAAATCTTCACACAACGCCTTATCGATTTTGTAGTTCTGCATATTCTACCTCCCAAAATCCTTCCTCGCAAAGCTCTACAATCACATCTCGGACTTTCTGCCCAAGATATTCACCATAATCTTCCTCAGATATGTGAAACCCATCTCGCTTTCGATAAATTGAAACCATGTAGGTTGACGGATCTGCTTCGTCTTCATATCCATCACAAACAACAAATTCTGAATCTGTTAGCTTGTTAAGTAAGTTGTCAGATATATTCATAAAGCCTCCTGCTGTTTAATTTCAATCGAGAATAATCGACTATCTAATCAAAGTCAACATATTCTATGAATTTTTTGAACATAGCGATCTTGTTTTTTTCTGTCAATCCAGCAAATGCCTGCCAAGGTGTTTCTCCTCTGTTTTTCATCGAGAACAGTAGCGGCTTAAAAATAGAGTCTTTAACCGATAGAGCAAACTGCTTTTGATCTCCATTTGAAATTTCGCTTGCCGCAGTAAAACTTCCAATAACGTGCCAGATCATTGAATCAAAACGCCATTTAATAACATCGAGCTTCTCCTTGTCTTCTGGAAAATACTGAAGATACTCTTCTTGCTCGTTATCAAACACAAGTTTCATTGCCACTTTTTCAGTTAGACCATAGTCTCCTCTAGCCTTGTGCGCCTTCAAATAAAGTGGTGATTTGATTTTAACCATCTGACCGCTAACTGTATCCCTCACAACAAAGCCCTCTTCAAGACCTTCGAGTTCTTTTGCAGCCTCTACGCAGTCTTCAATGGTCTTAATTGAGTATGTCTTTGCAGGCCGCATTCCATTACTCATTAGCGTGACAGATGGGTTAAAGAGCAGCATACCAGTCGAGTTAATGACAGTACCAAGATAGACAAGCTCTGACTTCTCATAAGGCGTTACAATTCTATTCTCTGGCGAAATAAGTTCAAAACAATAAGTGTTGCCTTCACTCATGTATCGAGTACATGCAACTTGAAATTCGTGCTCAATAAAGCCAAGCGTGTCAAGAGTAAGATCAAAAAACACATGGCCTCGCTGATTTTCTGACTCAGCAAACGCAGTTCCGCGAGTGCCTATCTCCCATCGCAATGCAAGTGGATTATAGAACACTTTTAGAAACGAACCATCGCTTTTCTCCATAACCACAGCCCGATCAAAATCAAAATCAGTAAGTGTATCTGGTGCTTCGCCATAATTGAAAAATCGATCAAACGTCCTTGCAACATAATACCAACCATTATCGCCATAAGCCAGCACAGAGCCGCGACACTGACGAACAACAGGATGTGTTTTTGGGCTTTCTATTTGAGAATAATTAAACACATAAAGACCTTCTTCATACTCTTTTACTTTTACACCAAGCTCCTGATTTATGGCTTCTAGCGCAAGATCTTTTGTGGCAAACGACTCAAGATACTTAATTAAGTGACTCATTTTAACTCCTCCCATTCATGACATTTTGCACTTGGATATACACAGACACCAACTTTCATGACACCTTTTTTATTCTGGTTTAGCTTGCAGCTCCAGTACATATAGTGATCTCCAGCCTTTCTATTCATTGATATTAGCGCTTCTTCAATATCCTCTCGTCGTGATGCCTTCTGGCATCCAATATACCCTGCATCACTCAATACAAGCTTTCTTGCAAACTTACAATTACTGCAATTCATGAATTCTCCTCAGCCGTAATTCTCAATAAACCACTTTCTTGCTTTTTTACTAACGGCAGACCCGACATCTTTCCAAGTCAAGCTGCTTCCTTCTTCGATTAAAAAACCACGATAAGTTTCTTTGTGCATAAAAAAATCCCCTTAACATTTCTAATAAGGGGATTTTAAGATTGACAAGTCCAAATGTCAATAGTTTTTTTGTGTACCAATAATTAGTTTCTATATACCAACATTTAATATGATACGCCCGCGCTGGAATCGAACCAGCGATCTCCACTTTATCAGGTATGGTGCTTTTACCAATAAGCTACAGGCCTTAATTTATTTTCTCAATGGTGAGCTTTGCGTTTCCGGCCCAACCCATTCCAGTGTCAATGTATCGTACATTACCTATATTTTTGGGCTCGTCTACAAACGAATGTCCTACATAAACCTGATCAATATCAGATACGTCATGACCATATCCTCGTGATATTCGTCTTCTCGCCCACAGGATGGTGTTTGTTACGGCAAAGCTGTCGTTCTCGAATGCCTTGCTCCAATTGCTAAATGGAACCTCAGCATGAACCAACCCAATCAGTTTATCGCCGTAATCAATTTCAATACCTAATGGTAATCTCTCTGATAAATCATGAATAGTTGCTCTTAGCTCATCAGAGTCCTCTAAGGCAAACCAGCTACCACCATTAGCAAACCAAGTATGTACGTCTCCGCTTCCAATAACAGAATCAAACATCATCTGCTCGTGATTTCCTCGAACGCCAAAAAACCACGTCTCGTAATGCAATGACAAGCACTCAACGTTCCTAGGTCCACGGTCAATAACATCGCCAACAGAAAACAGTCGATCTGATGACTTATCGAAACCTATTTCATCAAGCTTATCCATTAAGGTATCGTAGTTACCGTGAATATCACCGACAACATAGTCATTTCCTTTTTGGTTTGCTTTAAATCTGTGTAGCCTATTCATAACATTCCTCTATTTTGGAGCGTAATACGAGTATCGAACTCGTCCCATCTGATTGGAAGTCAGATATGCTACCACTAACACCAATTACGCCAATCCGTTTCTTTTCTTTGCATCCTGCTCCCGCTGATATTCACTTGCACACGAATAATTATATTCGTGGTCTGGAGGGCAGAACTTTCCTTCATCTATCTCAATGCCGCAAAACGCACAAAAACCCGTTACTGCTATCTCACTGTTGTGACTATCTATTTTATGGCGATACATTGCAATTTTCAAATCATTTTCAGAGCTTATTGCAGCTATATCGCCATCATCTCCGCTTTTTGGGTAATGGCCCAAGTCTAATCCACTCATATTAATTCCAAATTAAATAATAAACAAGTCGGATTCTATCACAGTTATTTGCTTCTGTGTTCTAGCCTCTGCAATTTATTATAGAATTTACTGGCCTCAACTTCAAGGTCTTTTTCAGTTCCATTGTTGTAAATAATAATATCGCAATCATGCTTTGATACGGTTATTGATTCTTTCGTTTCAGTTATCCCGCATCTAGCTTCAGCATCAATCCATACTGTAAGATCAAAAACACCGCTCTCTACACACGCATCAAGTTCCCGCTTGCTTCGCATCCCGCAATAAATATCATTAACCTCAAGTATCTTTCTTGCTAGTTTTGTCGGATCGTCTTTATTGTAATCTGAAATCATGTTGTACCACAATTCACGAGAGCCTTCAGAATGACGATCATTATAGCAATCCTCAACAGTCTTGTATCCGCGAGATTCCTTTAACTCGTCAAAAATAAACTCATTTGCCATGAACCAGCTACTGCTTGTGAATGTCATTCCGAACTTATCCCGAAGAATCTCGCAGAATGTGTCCTTGCCAGCTCTTCCATATCCTGTTATAAGTATGCTCATATTTCATCTTCCCTAAACTCGACCACCTCTCCAGCCTTTCCTGCCTCGTACATCCTCTCCATTAATCGCAAAACAGAGTAACAGTCGTTAAAGTTCCTGCGAAGGTTGTTATCCTCTGGCTCACCATCATGAACAGAAAATACGTTCACACCATCAATTCTTACAACAACCTTATCCATATAATCTCGATTGCTAAGATTACTATCTGAAAAGCTTTTTTGAATTACAATCATTCTTACCTCTCGTTTGCTTTGAATTTTTCGACATGGACTATACCAGATCCTGAACAATGACTGCATTCCTTTAGCTCGCAATTAATGCTATCCATTAGCTCATCCAAGTAATTTTTTATATTGGCAATAAGATCATCAAGCGAATCGCCAGAGAATCCCTCTATTGGCGTGTAACTGCCGTGTCGCTTTTTCTTTGTCGTCATCTCAAACCAGTCAATTTGTTTGTGCTCTATGGTTCTTTTATGAATCCTTGGCTTTGCGTAGGATCGACCATTAGCTTTCCTTTCTTCAGTTGTCTTTACGTATGGCTTTATTGATACCAGCTTTTTGACATTAAAGCAAAAATCATAGTCAGATGTAATTATCGCCTGCTTTACGTCTATATGCTCTTTGACGTGATTTCTTATAACAGAATAAGCCTGCTCTGAAGTAATTGAGCATGGTTGCTTATGAATAAGCAAATCTGGTACAAGCATACTTGAAAGCTCATCGTATGTGACACATGACGATATATCAACTTCAGAGGAGTTGCCATAAAGGGTATCAACCCTGACAGAAAGCTTCTCTGGAGCGTCCTTGTTAGATATATTTATCTTTCCAAGACTCTCCTCCTCAAAGTCAATATTCTCCTTGATTACATTGCTATCGCCAAGAACTTCTTTATATAAGCCTCGTATTTGCTCATAATTAAGCCAGCAATAGCATTCCATGTCGTCATCGTAATATCGACCAACATCTTCCGGTGAAAGCTTCTCCGGTATCTTGTCAGAGGCAAACGATTTGTCAACCAATTCGTAAAACTCAATTTTGGGATGCATTACCTTGTCTCGTGTGATTGATTTTATTTCATGCTCACCACTTAGAAACACCCACTTTTCACTCCAAGTTTTTTCGCACTTTTTTCCATTAAAATTAAGTGCCGATGACAAAAAGCTGTGTGAATATCCGCCAGTAACAGCACTTATATATAGGCCATCATCTGAGTCGTATGTTTTAAGTTTCATCATTTACTCCTTAATAATTACTTTATGACCTAATCTTGCTTCAATCTCATTGATCGAAAGCTCTACTGGTGTCTTTTCGTAGATATATTTTTCTATCCACTTCAGCCTTTCTTTCTGTCCATTTAACTTTGACGTAAGATTAGAGATGTACATCTCGCAAGATGCTTTTGACGCTAGAAGCTGGTTTACTGTTTGATATTTCAAGTCGCTCATAAGTCCTCCTAATTCAATTTATAACAGATTATACTGTCGCCAAATGCAAAGTCAAGTATTTCTGAAACAACATCCCAATCTCCTCCTGCGCGATCACATCCAATCAAATAAGGAGTAAATACCTTAAACTTCTCACCTTGTGTCTTGCGAATGTTAATTCTTTGCGCAACATCAAATACGCACGCAGCAAATGCGCCGTAGTCTAGGTTTCTGCGTGAACCACCATAATAATTCTGTGCTGGCATATTGACAACATAGTCGTTAATAATGTTCTCTCCAAGTCGCAAGTCACCACAAGCACGTGCCTCAAAATAAGACTTTGCAACATTTGGGTAACGCTCCTTGATTTCTTTCGCAATACCACTGCCCATAATACCTTGACAATTAACGACATGAATCAAGCAAGCGATTCCTGTTTTGCGATACTCCTCAAATGCGTCAATTACATTTCCTGTTTCTATTTTCATAAATCCTCCTGAATAAAGTCCACAAAATCATGATAATCCAAACTAATGTACAATGCAAGTTAATTGCTACTATGACCGATAACGAAAGTTGGTAGCTACCGGCCACTGGCTGACATCCCAAGAGAGTCTATAAAGCGTAATCGCTGAGATGCGGTACTTGATGCCCATCGCCACGCCCGTATGACTTATAATCAACGGGCTTTTTTATGGGTGTTATTGCGTAAGCGCCAATTGGCGTCCTTTAGGTCAGCTTTCAGTAATAGAATATCAAGACGTAAGTCTTCTATCACCGCATATAGCCACACGCATAGACCCAAGAAAGATAGGCTTGCAATGCCTAAGATTATAATTATCTATGTTGTACCTTCCATAACCTACCCATTATCTATCTGTTTCTACGTGTGCAGGATAACCGGCGCTAGGCCAGTCTATCTTGCTGCTTACGTGCCAAATTGCTACCTGAACGATGATAACGCCAATGATGATCCACGGCATATCGCGCCATTTCCAGTGCTTGAAGCGTGTTTTCATGGTGCCTCCGGTGGTGCTGGCATGCAAAAATGTCCAACTGGGTCATACATCCATGCCACAAATTGATCTGGCCATGATCTTACAACCCAGTCCTGAACGTACCTGCGAACACACATGCCTTCGTACATCCCCCCTTGAGGTTTGTTGCAAGCAACTAACACTTGGTAAGCTGATGCGCGCTCTTTTGGCAGATCATCGGCAACGCTTATCCACTGGTCACGATTGGCTCGGTGATTCCAGCCATCTGCTGTTACGCCCATGTCATACTGAAAGCAATTTGCGTTGCTACACCTTACAAACTTTGTTTCAAAGTATTCTGCATCACCGCCGCAAAACGGGCATTCTTTTAGTTCTGTGCTCATCGCGCCGCCCCTTTGTCCAATATTGAACAGTCAACAATTACACGATCTTCATTTTTCATCCTATCTGCAATTTCAACACCAACAGGCCAAACGCCATTAAGCGCCCATGCTTCAACGATAGTCTCGGCGGTTATTTTGATATATCCGTCTATTGTTAATTCAGCTTTCATTTCCCACCCCTAACCAGCCACATTGCCAGTATTGATCCGATTGCAAATACCCACAGCCATATTAGTCCGGTTATCATGATTCGCCTCGCTCTATCGCGTCTGCGTATTCTTCTGCTGACTTTTCAAGCCAGTAAACATTTCCGTGACCATCTTTTGCCCACCCAAGTGAAAAGTTATTGAAATGTCTCAACATCTCACGAATAGCATCCGCCTTGATTTGATTGTTTCGTTTAGTGCACTCTGGGCAATCATAATAATCATCAGGCGCACTACCTACAGAGCCATAACCACCGCAAGTATCACACAGACTAGCTCTGAACCTATTGAAGCTATCTGCTACCAATTCAAGCTCAGCGATACGGGACTTTAGCTGTGCGTTTTCTTCTCGCGCTTCAAGAAGCAATTCATGCTCGGTTTTCTTATTCCAGTCATCAATGGCGTCTTGATCTGATCCGAAATTGGTCTTGCCCCATCGCCCGCATTCGCAATATGGCCTATGCGATATTCCGCACCAGCTAATGTCATCATTGCCGCAATCTGGGCATTCTCTTAATTGCTTGCTATACTTGTTCATATAAATCCTTCCTATTTACTTAGCTGATACAAAGCGTCAGCTATTTGATTATCTGTTACATCGGGCAACTGTCACTTAATTTCCTTGATTATTTGTTTTTTCGAATACTCTAAATTTGACCTAATTATCCTAAATACTTCCACTTGGAGCTCTAAGTCGTCCATATCATTCCCCTTTCTGCATTAGCTCATGGTTTTGGTGAATGTTGCCGATAACTTCTACAGATTTAAAATCAATAACTCCAAAGCTACAAACTGGAAAACTGCAATCTTCTTGTTCTATTTGGTATTCAAGCCAGTCTTCACTAAAGAACACTACGCCTCTCACATCGCAAATATCATTTACCTCTGTTTTTGCTGTGACAATATCACCCTCGTAAACTTCAACGGCATTCTTATCCTTTATGCCTGTGTATTGGCGTCGATACTTCACTGGGCCTGTTTCTGAGAAGTCCAAGCCAAACTCTATTTGCTGTAATGTGTATCTCAATGGTGGATGACTCTCAAATCCATACTCAAACTTAATTTCTCTCATTTAGTTTACTCCTCTTAAATAAGACAGCTCCAAATCCATCAGATCCGACTTTAATTGTGTCAATAAATTTTGGCTTGATTGGTAAATTAAATTTTTCCATGCCTCTAAATTTTTCTGGTATTACCAGCTCTTTGTACTCGTAATGGTAAACTTCCTTTTTGAAAGGCCAGAAGCCTTTATATCCAGTTATTGCTTTTCGACGAGGAACTACTATGTGTGGAAGAGCCGAATACTGACTAACATTACCGCAACTCCAGCATGTACAGCTTTTATATATATCGTATCCATTAACTTCAGATGCGCAATTATTACAAATACACACTGAACCCCATTTACCGTATTTTACGACTTCACTCATATCATTTCTCTCCTAAAATCAAAAGACCTGCACAGTATGCAGGTCTTTTTTAATGGTGTCAATAGTTTTTATACTATTTCGCAAACTCCACCAGAACAAGCTTGCGCACCTGTCGTATTAACATCAACGTACTTTGGCTTTATGTCTGCATTTTCCCAATCAATTGCCTTGAATGCTTTAGTGACATTCTCCCATTTATGAAGAAGATGCACATCCTTTAACAAGTAAGTTGTTTGGCGCTTATCTCCATCAAAATACTTATCTGCAAACTTATCGAACCTACGAACCCAGTCGCGCTTCAAAGCATTTTTACTTGTGGCATGAGTTAGTTCAGCCTTCCCATCTGGGTTTGATCCATCCGCAACAGCACAAGCTCTCCACAGGTCAGCTTCATAAGCATTTAGCGCATCAACAATTAACCCTGATGCGAACATCGATGCAACTCCATATTCATCGATTATTTCTTGCTCAGTTTTTACCTCTGTAAATGGTGCTTGAGCATAATCCTTGTCTCCACTCGGAGGAAGGAAGCTAATGCCAGCAAAGCTCTCCTTGTTCTCCCAAACATATTCCTCAACCTCATCCCAATCATCAACAGTAATTGTGTTTGAGATGTTGTGTCGCAACATTGGGTGATTGCCAAGCTCAGGTCTAGTTCCATGCTCAACCCAAGAGTTCTGTGCTTTTTTAACGTACTCTAAAAGCTTAACACCCATTAAATCCTTTTTAAACTTAGCGCCTTCTGGAGCTATGATTGGGAATGAAATTACAACATCTTTCCCGCTCGCAGACCATACAGAGTCTTCAACAGCATCTGGATTTATTCGCTTAAATTCCTTTGGTACATCCTCATTAACGTTCGCCTGCATATTTCTGAAGTACCGCTTGCTATGGTGAGGGTGAATCCCTGAAGCAGTGCCAAGCAATACCGACGAGTTGCCAGCGGGTTTTGTGCAACTTATTCTCGCAGCCTTGTTGATGCCAATCAAGTCGGCAACCTCAGCGTTAATTTCTTTTGCGTACTCAGCCAAGCATTTCATGTTGTCGTCGTCGAAAAGAAAATCTGGATTCTCCATCCACCCAGTAATGCTTACGCCAAGCAATGCTTCTTTCTCAAATGCCTCCTTAGTTGCTTTGTCTCCATATTCAAAATCTGTGTAACCAGCTTGCAACGTCCCAATAATTGTTGCAGCCTTCACAGCCCTCTTTGCATTTTCCATGTTATTCATTACGCCTCCATTACATTCGGTCAGTTATGTTGAAAGAGGGTCGTTAATCCTCTCCGGTTTCTTCATAGGTTTTTAGTATGTATTTTGCAAATAACAATAATTGCTCTGCACTTGCATTTGCCTTCATAGCATTTGCTATTTGGCTTATTACTTGGATATTATCTTGTGTATACCCTTTTGAGTTGTCAATTCTATCTAAAGAATACGAGCTATCATAAGCTCCTGGCCTTCCAGAATTAACCTTTAACTCAATCCCTAATATAGGACATACTTTTGGCAAAAATATATCTTCAACCTCAAGAGTAGATTCCATTCCTTTTGCTCTTGCTCTCTGTTTCGCTCTTTGCCACATTCTTTTTTCAGGAGTCTGCGATTTGACTCTTTTTGAATTGCATGGTTTGCATATTTTCATTCTGCAACCAAACTTTCTCTTCTCAAAAATACAGCCGCACATAGTACATTCTCTATGTGTCTCAGTCTCAAAATACCCATTCCTATTTTTTCTCATAAATCACCCTCATGTTGATCTATGAAGAAACTCCTGCATGTTTCCATGCAGCTCAGACTATATCATCACCAATCGCTACTTGGTGGAGGGTGCTTCCTCTCACTTGAGAGTACGAAGTTCATCTACTCATAAAGAGTAGGTATCTTCTAGTCGTTGAACCTTCTAAAGGGTCGCCCCTAAAGCTTGGCTGCTGATTACCTTATGCTACGCACTTAGGCTTCCCAGCAATTCACCCTCTTTTACAACCTCTACTCAATAAAGGTTACATCCCTGAAATGCACTGACTCCAGAAGGAGATACAGGCATGAATGATATTTCTACGCCTCACACCGCAAGTATCAATGACTTTCTTGCTGTGCGCTGGACTATCGCTCGCACCTATTAAGATGCCCCTCTCGCTTAGTCTCTCACGCTGGCTTTACCCTTGCGCCCTGTAAGTGTGTCATCACCGTCCAAGTCAATCAGAGAAGGTTTTAAATCCGCACGTTATTTAATTGGCTAACGGATTGAACATAAATTCGGTGCTTTCGCTCCAAATAATTCCCGGCTCTCCAAACTGCTTTATTGATTTAAAAAGCTTTCCATAAGTTTCTCTCGCTGTCTCACTCCTTACCAGCATCACTGAATTATTTGATCTTGCTCTCTGAGGGTTTTTAACAAACCAGTCACCAGTTTTAGCTTCGATCATTTCTTCGTCATCTGGACTGCAAATTGAGATACTTGCGCTTCTTCGAATCCCGCCTGAAAGTACAGCATCAGATGTGTGCATTACAATGTCGTACACATGAATTGGACGCAATACATCTCCATCTTTTATTGCGCTTTCAATCACCGATTCGATTTTATTTAGCGAAGCACGTAATCCGTCAGGGCCAGGAGCTTTAAACCCGCCAGAAATAAGTGATCCCTCTGGTCGAATCTCACTGAAATCAAAAAGAACATTACACCCAGAATACTCCTTGAAAGTACCGCCACCTTCAAAATAAGATGACATTAAAACACCAATTGCATCAGACCATCCTTCGATGGTATCGGGGACAACGAAGATTTTCGCCTCTCCTGATCGCTGCTTTATTTTCGGTAATTTTTTCACGTGATGCTTTTGTACGCTAAAACCAACGCCACCACCTTGCAATAACCACCACATCGTGTCTTGGAAAAACGATGGTCGATCAGCATAACTGGTAAGACAATTAAATTGCCTTCCATTTTTACGCAACATTGGTTCACCGCCAAATTGAAGACTTCGCTGTGATGCCAAGCAAAACTTATCCTTGTAAGCGTGAGTTGCAAAATCAATCAAATCTGAAAGACGCTCACTTAAGCTTATTTTGCTTTTATACTTTTCCTTGTGCATATCCATGACACGATCAACAGCCTCATCCCAAGTCTCGTAGCGGCCTTCTTTGTCATTCCAAGCTGAATACCCTTTTATGAAGTTGTACTTGCTCATTTCATTTGTATAGTCCATCAAATCCCCTTAAAAATTTCGTTTATCTCGTTAATATTAAACCCAATGACTCGCTTGGATTCACCGCCATCTTTCATAGCAATCGTTGTCGGCACACCCCTTACACCAAACTTACGTGCTGCTTCAGAGCCTTCATCAGTATCTATGTCGTAGACCTTACTAAAACTCATTCCATTGTTGTTTGTGAATTCTTTTAATTGCTTGCATGGTGCGCACCAAGATGCGCTGAATAAGATTACTTCCACTTGATCTCCTTAGAATAAAAAGCCCTGACTTCAGGGCGGTTGTGAATTATATCATGGAGCTTCCTTTATGGCTACCTCCATTTTCCATTTTTAATTGTAACAATGGCTCGTTTTCCGTTCTTATAGGTCAAAATATGTGAGTTAGACCAGCTACTTCCGCCAACGTTGTACCCCATATCCAAATTGCCACTTACGCCAGCCATATACACACCATCTAGGATAGTTGCAGAGTGACCGTGACCTATGTTCGACTTGCTTCCTTGAACCTGAAAAGCTCGAATAGAGCCTCTGCCGCCATTATTGCCATTATGACCATGTTGACCGCACTCAATGCCTCCGCATATCACAAATTGCTCATCCGTCTTCAAGAACTCTATGCCAGAAATATCACCAGCCATTTCGCAAGCCTTTTTAAAGACATTAAACGCTTTGTCTCCACTTGCGATTGCTTTGTAGCTCTCAAGTTGCAGTTCAAGGAAGAATAAAGCATTTGCAGGATCAAGTCTATAGTCAGATGATGTCAACCACCGTTTTAATGCAAGATCGTGATTGCTCTCGACGACAATAACCTTACTCCACTCTCGTTTCATTGACTGCATAACATCAAGAGTAATTGCAACCTCATCACTCACTGAGTCAGTGTTATTACAGTGCATCTCAAATCTGAAGTATTGATTGCCAATATTGTGATGGTTTCGATATTTCATGTCAAAAACATCGTGAATGAACTGATACTTTGGTTTCAATGTATCAAGTATTGAGCTTTCGTTATTCCAGCTAATATCAGCCACATCATCGTCTAACTGAGCCGCATGAATGTCACCCCAATTAACCGCTTCAATTGCATTACCAGAGGAAACCCCTTCTGGAGTGTAGTATTTATCAAGGTCATAAAAGCAGCCTGTCTTAGAGTCTGCATTCAACTGACGAACAAACCAGTCTCCATCATCGTCAACAGTTACGTACAGCGCACCAAACACATGATGGAACTCTGCCTTTTGTCCTGCTTTTCGTTGAATGTAATTCATCTGCGTAACACTTCCGGTTGTGTAAAGCATCTTAGCAGGCGTGTGCTTGCTTGTTGGAAGGGATTGCAGTTGTACCTTCGCGTGAGGAATAATGCCGCTATTCGTTCCTGTATAGCTATGAAATCCAGATAGTGGATTTGCTGCTGTTGGTAGAATGTCGAGTGATCCACACCAAATTAAATCATTGGCCAAAAAACAATCTTCATCAAGAACGTATTCTTGAATTTTTGGATCGAACCAATTGTTATCGTCTTCAGTGGTGTTTTGAAATCCATTTTTATTGTAATGGAATCTTCCGGCGATTAGTCTTGCGTCATTTTCCTTTGCAAAAACCTTTAGCGATTCAAGAAATTCATTGTGAACAAACGTATTGTTCTGTGCAGAAAACAGAACGAATCGCCTTCCATCAAGTCGCTTTCTTTTTTCGTGCATAGCAACTTTTGTTCCGCTTGCGACAGGCTTCTTGTCGTTTGCTTCCCAGAAATCACTAAACGACTCGCGCCTAAGAAACCGCCCAACGGCGGTCTTAGATGAGCCAATATGATTCGCTATCTCCCGATGAGACATTCCCTCATCAAGCGATAGCCTGACGATCTCTAAAAGATCGTCATTCGTTAATCCACTCATATTTCCTCCTAGTTTTAGTGTACTGTCTGCTCTAGTTCTTCCTGTTCTTCAGCAAGAAGCGCTCTGTGCTCGATGAGAACATCCAATCGCTCTTTTATTTCATCAGCGTTTAAGTAAACATCGCCAGCGGTTTTTACTTTCTCAATCTCGTCTAGTGTCAAGAACACACCATAAGTATCGTCGATAAATTTATTGATGTTGCTCATGACAGAGGTTACGTGTTTTGCCAAGTTTGATGGTGTTCCGCCAGATTGCAAAAATCCTTCATGGATCATCATTGTCGCGTGATCGCTAATATAGAAATAATCACAGTTCAAAAAAATTGCAGAAGCAGCACTAGACGCATCGCCAATCAAAAAGCCGCCAATATTGCATTGACACAAGCTCATTGCAGATAAGATGCTTTTCATTCCGTATGCGTCACCACCAGGTGAGTTTATATAAAGAATAATATTATCATCTTGTTTTGCAGAGACCATGACCTCTACAAGCGCCCTATAATATTCTGGCGACTTGATCTCCTCATCAAGGTGAAATGAATATTCTGTTGCTGTACTCTCATTAGCTGTTGGCAGTAAAATATCTATATCTTCCATTATCCCTCCTAATTTAAACCATTACTTGGCTGATTATGCAGGTAAATCCGTCTTCTTCAATAACCATTGGACTTACCTTGTTGTCGTAAATTTTGCATGTGATTGTATCAGACTTTATGTGCCTTAACCCATGTAACACAAAACTTGGATCATAGGCTAGCTTCATTGGCTCAGACCCTACATGAGTCATTGGAATTGCATCGCTAATCTCATTGGCATCACCGATAATAAATTTACCAACAACAACAGCCTCAACATCGCCAATATCCGCATTAATGATACAGCGACTATTTCTTGGGTCGTCAGCGATAGAGCTAACACGTTTCAAACACTCTGTCATTTGCTCTTTACTGAAAGTTAGTTCATGCTTGATATTAAATCTTCCACTTGGATTTGCAGCTCTAAAGTTTAAATACTTCATGTCAATCAGCGGCAAGAAAGTCTTAAAGTCAGTTCCAGAAATAATCACATGACTTCTACTTAACTGCATTCTTGTGCATTCTGCAATATCCTTAGCAGCAACAGTAATTAGATTGATTGGAATAATAAACTCATCAAATAATCCTGAGCATGGCACTGATTTTATTGCGATGAAATGCTTATTTGTTGCAGCAACTTTTGCACTGTCTTCATCTCTCGAAACAACAACGCCATTTATCGCTTTGTTTATATCGTCCTTCGCACTAGCAAATGAAACCATGCTTATTGCCTCTGACAGCGCGACAAAATCAATATCTATATCAATGAACGAACCTGTATTGATTGTAGGTATCAGAGATTGGTCAATAACCGGTGACTTTACGCGAGACTTTCCACAAACAATAACTGCCGATCCATTATCTGCTTTTATTGAGATGAATTTATCCTTTGGCAATGTCTTTAGTAAACTAATTAGCTTGTCAAAACGAACAGCTATCTCAAGAGGATCTCCAGTCGAGTTAATGGTTACTGATTTTTGTATTCTGCCATCAACTGCTGTAAGTATTGCTTCTCCATCATTCGATGAAATCAAAACGTGTTTGCTTGGCTCGTCTTTTGCTTTTGCCGCAACAACAGCAAGTCTATTCATTGCCTCAAGTAAGTCTTCTACCTTAAAATTAATCTTCATCAGCGAATAACTCCATTTGAGCAGAGTCTACAAAGCGTATGTGATCATTAATCCGCTGATAATCAACCGATGTTAATGATTTTACGGGTACGGTTATTGAATCGATTCCGTACAGCTTTAGAACTTCATCCTGCGAACATCCATCAGAAAACATGTAAACTGCATTCGCTAAATCTGTAGCTGTGATGCCTGTCGATGTTGGCGAGACAACACCAAGATGTCTTGCTCGTGAGTAAAGTGATGCCATATCACATGATAGAGCTTCACACAACTCCTCTTTGCTTGATAGGTAAAAGAAAGTAAGAATCATACTGTCTTCTGCTGAAGACCATTGTGATTTTTTCTTGATTTCTAGTGTATGTTGAAAAAGCGAACTTGCTACTTGCAAGGCAACTTCGTGAGTGCATGAGTCAATTATTTCGTTGACGATTCTTTGTGATTTTTCTTTAGGTGTATCTTCTTTCATATTAATCCTCCCAGACTTCGATTTAAACAATCATAGGAGGATTATCTAGTAAAATTAACGACTTGTCAAATCAAGTCTGTTGATTCGTAAACTAAATTAATGCGAGCAACAAAATCAGAACGCATATTGTTGTATTTGCTGAACTCAAAATACTCAATGCCTTTCTGTGGGTTTTTGTTAAAGATCTCAATGGTTTTGCTTAGACCAGACCGCTTGCCAGTTGATGTATACTTCTGGCTTTCGTCACCTTCAACCACAACCTTTGAATTCTTGCCAGTTCGCTCAAGCAGTAGTTTGATAATTTCTGGAGACATTTGCTGGGCTTCAGAGATTATAATAAGAGAATCGTCTAGACTATCTCCGATGATGAAATTTGGTATGCGGAATTGAATTCTCTTATCAATATCGCATCTAACCTTTTCTTTTGACAGTAGTTGCTCAAGGATTCGTTTTGCTGACGAGAAGTGTGGGCCAAGTTTATCTTCTTCGCTTCCCGGCAATGCACCAATCTTGTCCATACCAACTTCTACTGGAGTTCTGATTACAATGATTTTCTTCGTATTATCTTTTAGATATGTTTTTACGAAGTTGTGGAGAATTGCGGCAGTTTTACCAACGCCAGCCTTCCCAGAAACCATCACCATATCGCTTGAATCTATAATATCTGAAAGCTCTTGCTGTTCTGGCGAAAGCTTCCAATCTTTAATTCCGTAAACCTGTGGCCCTTTCTTGTCACGGTAATGATCAAGGATTGCTGGTTGACGTTTTGACATATAACTACCCCTCTTTGAATGGAGTTTAAATGATAGCATTGATTGATGCGGCTAGTTTTTAACCAGTACGCATCATAATTGCTACACGCTAAATTTGTATGCTATAGGATCGTGGTGACTGTAATCACTTACTTCAAACGAACTTAAATCAATCCAACTCAACACGTCATCAATACTTAGGTTTGGATGCGGCTCACTAAAGTCAAACTTTGGACTAGGATATGGATCTCGCTTAACCTGCTCAAGTACACCATCAAGCTGATCCTCGTAAATATGAGCATTCACAATTTTATGAAATGCCTTACCTGCTGGAATTTTTGTAACAGCAGACATGATGAAAAGAAAGAAGTAAACCTGAACCATATTGAAGTTTAACCCCAAAGGAACATCGCACGAGCGCTGAGCGCTGTTTAAGTACAGCTTTCCATCAAGGATTGAGAATTGATGCTCATACATACATGGGCGCAAACAGCCTTTGTCAAAATCCGCCGGATTCCACATCTGAAGAATTTCTCCACGATCATCAACTCCATTAGACAAATTACTGACGACTTTCATTAGCTGATCATACCCAGATCCAGCAAAGTTTCGCATCTGGTATCCGTACACTTTCCCCATGTCGCCATCGGCATTTCGATGCTTGTTGTCAAGCCAGCTCTTATTCTCATTTGCATTTGCAATCCAAGTATTCGTCCCAAGCTCAGAAAAATCGTATGCGTTTGTGTAGCCTCGCAAATAGCCAATCATCTCGCTTATTGCAGCCTTCCAGTAGCTCTTTCGAGTCGTCACAAGCGGAAAGTCTCCTGCCTCAACATCGTAAGTTAGGTCGGCATTAATAACCGTAAGGCAGCGCTTCCCAGTGCGTTCGTTCTCAACCCAATGGCCTTCATCTAGGATTCGCTTGCATAAATCCAAATACTGCTTAGTCATAAATCACTCGCCATCCATCACATAAAAATCAGCCATCAATCCACGCAAGCTGTCGTTTCCTCGATCAAGTGAGGTAAACCGAATGCTGCCTCCGCTTGGGAACTTCATAAGCATATCGCTAAGCACAACGCTGTCAAATAGATCCTGAAACATTCCCATGTAGGAGAACATTGCATTGCGAGCATCTTTCGCAAGATCCGTAACGTAAATAACGCTCTCTCCTGTGTACGCTGCGAAAATCAAACCACCTACTGGCATTTTCCTTGCCTTCGTAAAAGCACCGTACTTACCAGTTACCAACTTTGTCATAACTTCTCCTTCTTGAATTTCTTGTAACCCATTAACCCGATTAGCGCAGAATCACCGCGACCATCGAAATACTTAAACCCATCTTTGCACCTGCTGTTTGCTTGAACAAACGAATCAGCTAAGTCAGGATACAGCTTTGCGCATTTCTTTGCGCTCATGTTCTTATCTTGACCAATCAAGCCAGCGGATGCTTTCCAAGATTGCGGTGTTAAGAATACTACGTTTTTCGTCAATGTCAAACCAAGACATTTGACTTCAGCGAAACGCTCACCAAACGAGAACATTGACTTGACGCCTTGCGCTGATCTCGCCCCAACCTTCTCAATAAACACCATGTCAATTTGGCCACCAGCAATCTCAATAATCTCATCTCGCACAGAGATCAAGTCAAACATCTTCTCGCCAGAAACAACCTCATGAGAGAGATCCATTACGCCAAGGAACGAGAGATCATCGAAAACTGAGACTGCACCACTAGCGCCTGGGTCAACCCCTAAAAACTTCATATCCACACCTCGAAAACTATTTCGACGAATCCTACACCAACCGTTTCAGTTGTCAAATCCAGAATAAAAGGATCGATTTTTAAAAAAGGAGAAAAAAAGGAGAGTAAATCCTCCTTAAATAAAACACCGTTCGAGACGGCATAGTAGAAGGGTATATAGTAATATATATATAATTAATTAATTAAAATAATATATATAATAGTTACTACTAACTATCCAACCACCCCCAGTAGTATTACTCCCTATTTTTAATCCTTTTATTCCTCAGAATACAAAACTTGACATCAGCAATCCATTCAGGTACTCTCCTGAAAAACGAATCACAGGAGCAACCATGAAAAACAACTTCGTCGCCAAACACGCACAAACATCCGGTGCTGGATTTCATACCGAGAAGTCCAAGCCCGATCTGATTGACGACACGATAACCGTAAAGTGCTTGACATGCTGCAAGTACGTTGATATAAATCACAACGAAATGAGATGCCCGCTTTGCGGATCAAGCAATATAATCGAGATAGGAGGTTTGCAATGAAAATATCAGAGATAATTCATACACTGGTCGCAATACTTGAGACTCAAGGCGATCTGGATGCTGTATCGACAACACAAAATACTTGCGGAGATGATCAGATGCTTGCGCCAGTGGAGATTAATATCATCGAGCTGAAAGACAATTGGTTTGCGGTTGATTTTACGGCGTGCGAGTCAGCTAGCATCAAGCCAAACCCATTCATCGGACTTCCACTATGACCGAGTTTTATACCGGTGTCGGCAGTAGAAACGTAACTGACAAAGGTTTTCAGGACTGCAAGCAGATTGCAGAGGCTATGAGCAAAAAGCTAATCGTTCTTCGCTCAGGTGGAGCTACCGGATGCGATACAGCATTTGAGCTTGGAGCTGGATCAAACCATAACGTGTACTTGCCTTGGAATAACTTCAACGGAAGGTCTGACGAGAATGGCGTATACGTAAACTCGAAAACACTTTACACGCACAAGGAAGCAGAGTATATTGCGTCGATACATCATCCAGCTTGGGACAAGTGTAGTCCAGCAGCCAAACTTTTGCATACAAGAAACGTGTTTCAGGTTCTTGGTTTTGAGCTTAACAACCCAAGCCAAGTGCTAGTTTGTTGGGCTGAGCCAGATAAACGTACTCGTGTGAAAGGTGGTACAGCAACTGCGGTTGCTATAGCTTATGCACATGGCGTTCCGGTATATAATATCTGGCTCGAAAAAGATCACAACGAGATAAAAGAGATTCTCGGACTTACGCGACAATGAGAGAGGTAAACTTGAGAGATAATTTTAACGAAGACACCATGCACGAAAACATAATGGATTTTGCTGAGGCAGGATACCATATCCTATTGATCCGTGGAGTCGATGACAAAGGCAAGTGTAAATGCGGAAACCCAGACTGCGAGAATCAATACAAGCACCCACGCATTGGTAATTGGTCATCTGCAAAAATGCCAGCGCCAAGCGAGGTTGAATCGCTTATTGAGAACAGAGTGTTTGAGCAGTCATACGGACTCATACTAAAAGAGGATGATCTTGTCGTTGACTTTGATCCTAGAAACAATCTCAACGCAATAAAGGAGCTCAATGAAGTTCTTGGTATCGATGTTGAGAAGGAATCGACACTCACAGTAAAAACAGGTAGTGGCGGAAAGCACTTCTTCTTCAAGAAGCCAACAACCGTAAACACAGTGAAGAATTTACCAGAAATCAAAGGCATTGATTTTTTGAGCAAAGGCTCATTTGTTGTTGGTTGTGGGTCTTATCACAAGAGCGGATTCCCATACGAGTTTATAGAGCACTCTAAGTCAGATCCAAAATCTGTTGGTCAGGCTCCAGAATGTTTACTGAACTTAGTTGAGCGTCAAGACATTGTACTTGACTCTGCTTACGAGGCTGGATCATCGTCACTGGACGACCTTAAAAGCGCATTAGCAGCCATACCTAATGACGACAACACTGACTATGATACTTGGCTAAACATCGGTATGGGACTGGCTTACGAGACATCAGGGAGCCTTCGTGGGTATGCTCTATGGGAGGACTGGAGTGAGAAGTCACAGAAGCATGATGGAACCCTAATGAGTAAGAAATGGGACTCGTTTACTCGCATTCCAAATAACTCAAACCCAAGAACAGCAGGGACTATTTTCAGACTGGCTTATGAGAATGGATGGGAGCAATCATACGCAAATGAAATTGACCTCAGCAAGTTCGCCATAAAAAAAGAGTCGGAGAAAATTGTACTAAAAAAGTATTCGACAGACGAAGCACTTGAGATAAAAGATGTCCCTGAGTGTTTGCGATCAATCAAGGGTGTCATGGGTGAGGTTGTCAGCTACATTGTATCGACTGCAAAGTACCCGCTGTATATGCCGTCAATATCGGCAGCCTTGGCTTTTTGTGGGACGATAACAGGCCGAGACTTTACAACGGATTATGATAACTATACGCCATTGTATTTGATGACTGTTGCGGAGACTGGTAGTGGCAAGGAGTATCCATACACTGCAATCTCAAAGATCATGTATGCAGCAAGGCAAGAGGCGCTGATCAAAGGTGAAGTAACCGGCAAGTCTGCAATCGTCACAGAGCTGTATCGTGATCCACGATGCTTGTTTGTCAAAGATGAAATGGCTCACTGGATGCAGATCATCGGAGCCAAGAACGTGTCGGAGAATAAGATCAACGAAGTTAAATCTTGGATGGAGCTATTTAGCAAGCACGACACGACATACGCATCAGACTCGTTTACAAACTTACGTGAGATCTTGAAGGGCGAGGAAGGCGTTGAGGACAGCAAGACAAGGATTATCATTCAGAAGCCTAGTGTTGGACTTCTTGGTATGACCACTCCAGACAAGCTTGCTGACTCGATGAATCGAATGATGATTCAGGATGGATTCTTAAATCGATTCATGGTTTTGTTTGCTCAAGAAGGCGATCAGCTCATGAACAAGAAAGCTAAGAGCACTCCAGTTCCGCAAAGCATCTTGTCTTGGATTGAAACCATTGAGCGTAGGATCATGCACGAGAATAAAGGTAAGAACGGACAAGGCAGAAATAATTATGAGCGACCACTTGATCCGATTGTTCTTGAGTTTGCAAAGGATGCAATGAATAGACTTGATAAGTACGAGGTAAGTATTCTTAATCGCAAGAAGCAGTTGCGACAACATCGACTTGAGAATATGATTGTGCGCAACAGAGAGAAGGCAATGCGAATTGCGCTTTCATACGAGTTATCAATGAATCCTTATAGCGATAAGGTAACTCTTGAAAGTGTTGAGTTTGCAATTGCGCTTGTTGATTATACGTTCGAGCAGATAATTGATTACATTGGCATGGAGATGATCGAATCTCAATTTGACAAGCGATACAAAGAGGCTTACGATACGATTGAAAGATTTGGGAGTGAAGGCGTACTAAAGCGAGATCTTAACAAGCTACATCCTTTCAAATCCTGTGATGGCAAGACTCGAAACGAAATCTACCAATATCTGTTGATTGACGCACAGAAGATTATTCAGGTTGAGGATGATAATGGTGGAAGGGGAAGAAAGCCGCATAGAATATATGCGAGTAAATTTATAGCGGAGGAGGAATGACATGGCAATTGGAAAATATGATAATATTCGCGGTTCAATTAAAATAGGAGATAAACAAATATGAGTTTTAATTTTGACAATGTAAAAAAAGGCAAGCGAGATCACGCAAAGATTTTCTTGTTTTATGGAGTCCCAGGTATTGGTAAGTCAACTCAGTGCAGTTTACTGCCAGACGCTTACTTCGTACCAATCGAAGATGGTACCGGTGAACTTGATGTTGCTCAGTATCAGTTTGATGATGGTCGAGTAAAACTCCAAGATTACGGTGAAGTTGTTGGTGTGCTTGAGATGGTTTACATGGCTGGCATCGAAGCTAAAACCAACGGTGAGAAATTCCCAATCAGCAACTTAGTTGTCGACTCTGTTTCTGCACTTGAGCCTTTGATTTGGGATGTGGTGTGTGCAGAAGGTGATGACAAGGGTAACGTCAAAAAGAACATCGAAGATTTTGGTTTTGGTGGTGGATACAAGCGAGCACTAAAGAAATGGCAGCACTTTTTCTCTATGCTTGAGACGATTCGCAATGATCTTAATATCAACGTCTGGATGATTGGTCACTCACAAGTTAAGAACGTTAATGTGCCAGACAATGAACCTTATGATCGATGGATTCCAGAGCTTCATAGGGATGCTGTTGGTTACCTGCAAAAGAATTGCGATGGTGTTTTGTTTGCAAACTACAAAACAATCGTTCGTAAAATTGACGGCAAAATGGGTCAGAAGGAAAACAAGGTTATTAACAATGAGAGTCCTCGTATTTTGTACACAAACTAAATGCCTGCTTTCATGGCTAAAACGCGATCTAATCCGCCATTGCCGCTTGAGATGCCTATGGACTTAAACTTATTAATGAGCTCTTGGAGCAAACAAGACTAATTAGTATTTGACAAATGAAATGAGGCTGGTATTATCAGTCTCAACAATCAACAAACAAGAGGAATATACTTTATGATAAATATGACAGACGCTTACCAACAAGCACAGGAAGAAAACAACTCATACGCACCAATTCCAAATGGTGACTATCCTATCATTGTAGAGAATGCTGAGTACAAGCAATACAAGTCAGGTAAATGGGGTGTTTCAGTTCAACTATCAATTGTAAATCACCAACAGTTTGATAATCGCAAGTTGTTTGATAACTTTGTTATTTTTGAGTCAGATGGTCAGACTGAGGTTATTCGCCAAGACAATAACGGCAATAACCGAAACTTCGGAAAGATCAACTACGCTAAGTTGTGTGAAGCTGCTGGTTTAACGCCAGAGCAGGCATCTGATCCAACAAACCTGATTCAGAAGATGTTAGTTGTTAAAACCAAACTGGCTGACAAGAATGACGGATCTGGAGAGAAAGATGCTAAGCCTTCATACTACAAGCCGATGGCCGGTGTTGGTGGTTCAAGCCAACCATTGCAGCAAGCAGCTCAACAACCTGCACAACAAGCTCAGCCAGTACAAGGCGGATTTGGCGGTCAGGCTAGTGGATTTACACAACAGAATACAAACGCATTTGCACGTAAGTAGTCTGATTTAATTTAAATATCAAGGAGGCTTATTGCCTCCTTTTTTATGGAGGTTTTATGAAGCATAAAAACGTACTAGAAAAGATGTGGAAGGCAATGGAAGATAAGCCTGAACAGCGTAGAACGTACCTTGGCATGTCTACATTCGGCACTCACTGCAACAGAAAACAGTGGCTTGAGTTTAGACACGCATTCGACCCAAAAACAAACTACCAATCGGAATCGCACTTTGCAGATGGTCATCACTCTGAAGATGTACTTATCTCAAGACTAAAAGCAGCAGGCGTTGAATTATTTGACAAGGCAGAGAATGGAGAACAGTTCGCACTTCAGGATATGTACTGGCTACGTGGTCATCAGGATGGGATTATTGTCATAGATAAAACTCCTCATGTTTGGGAAGCGAAGTCTACCGATGACAAAAAGAAGGCGAAGCTCGCAAAGCTAATACAAGAAGACGAAGGAACGGCATTAAAGAAATGGGATGAGAACTATTACGCTCAGGCAATTTTGTACTGCGGCTATTCTGGAATCCATAAACACATACTTATGGCTTGCAGCCACGGAGCAAGAGAGAAGTTAAATTCAACAGGAGATCATCGAACGGTTGTTGTAGAGACTGATTTTGATGAAAATTACTTTAATGAGTTGAAAGCAAAAGCAAAAGACGTTATAGTTAGTGACGCATTACCAGAACCAGCTTGGAGCCTTCAATATGATAAGCCGCTGTGTGTTTGGAAAACAGGTCAGTGCGAAGCTTATGAGTACTGCAAAGGTCGTCACATTGGAAAACCTAATTGCAGAAATTGCGGTTATTGTGAATTTACATTATCAGGTGCGAACTGCACAAAGACAGGAGATGCTTTAAATGAAAAAGAAATGGTTGACTTCAAGGAATGCCACAAGTATCATCCTAACATCATACATTGGCTTGACCTCATCGAAATGGATGAATCTGGAAACGTTGTTTATCGCGATGACTCAGGTAACGAGTTTATTAATAAAAACTCTTTAGATTTTTATGAATTAATTAATGGAGTGTGATATGGGTAGTGATATGACTGAGCTGGAAGAAAAAGCAACAAATAAGGCAATAAATAATAAATACAACTATTGGCATGGTATGCCTAGATTTGTTCAAAACAAAAAAACTGAATACAAAAAGATAATATGCCTTATTGGATTGCAAAAGATATTTCTCAGATTTGATAATGAAGATGATTATAGTGTGTTTATTGATAGGTGTATGACGTTTGGTGTTGCTCTAGGGAAATTTGTTGTTTTTGAAAGTCTTGATTATGCAGAAGTGGTTCTTGATCAGAAGCTGACATCAAAAACAAAGTCTATATGGTATCCATTTAGGTCTCACTGGGGTGGCATAACCGAAAAAAAATATTACAGTAATCATCCTGGGCCTAGATTCCCTGTTTATATAGTATCAAAAGGCAGAGCTAGCAATTGACTTACAACAAAGGCATTGGACTTAATGGGCGTCAGCCATTACATTGTTTGCGAGGAGCATGAAGCTAATGAGTACGAAGAAAAAACAAATGCTAAAATTTTGGTTCTACCAAAAAAATACCTTGATAAGTACGACACTTGCGATAATATTGGTGACACCAAGAGTAAAGGCCCAGGCGCCGCTAGAAATTTTTGCATAGATCACTTAAAAGCAAATGGATTTTCAAAGCATTGGGTTATGGATGATAACTTAGACGCTTTTCACTACCTAACTGATAATGAAAAGCTAGAGGTTAGAACTGGTGCGACATTGGCAGCGACAGAGGATTTTGTTGATCGTTACACAAACGTACCAGTTGCAGGTCTTAACTATTATTCATTTTGCAAAAATGGAGATGCGGTTCCTCCAGTTGTATTTAATACTCGAATATACTCCTGCCTGTTAATTGATAACGATTCAGGATACAGATGGAGAGGGCGGTACAATGAGGACACTGATCTCTCGTTGCGAGTGTTAAAAGATGGTAAATGCACTATACAAATGAACGCATTTCTCTGTGGAAAGGTCACAACTCAGCGTATGCGTGGAGGCAACAGCAAAGAGTTTTATGACATTGAGGGAACTAAACCTAAGTCGCAAATGATAGCAGATTTACACCCAGATGTTGCCAAAGTTGTTTGGCGATTTAATCGTTGGCACCACCATGTAAACTACAGGCAGTTCAAGGAAAACGCATTAAAGATTGTTGACTATGGGTTGTTTTTGAAATAAAAACTCTTTAGATTTTTATGAATTGATTAATGGAGGGCAACAATGAAACTAAAAGTTAGCTTATCAATTGGATTTCCATCGGCTTGTAAAAATGCCGTTATTGAAGTAGATGATGATGAATATAACGATTGCGAGACAGATGAAGAACGAAACGACTTGCTGAGTGAATATTGGCAGGACTGGGCAAATAATAATATCGATGGCGACTATGAGATAGTTGAAGATTAGGAGGGTGAAATGGATATATATAAAATATACGTGCAACACTTTTCACAGAAGGACAGCCATGAATCAATTGAGACATTTCTACTTGCTAGCTCAGTAGATAGTGTTTATCGGTGGGTTGATAAAGAAAAACAATATGGATCTTTTTCTGATAGAGAGGAAGATTGCGAAACTTTCGATATTTACGATGATAAGTATGACGTTATTGGCACTGAAACATTTAAAGAAAAGATGATTAGGATTGGAGGTGAATATTTCGATGAAGATCTTGAGCTGCATGATCTATATTATGGAGCAACAATTTACGGATGGGAAAAAGCTATTAGCAACCCTAGTGACGCTGAAATTACAGTACTTAGAAAACTCGGAGTACTTGATGAGTCAGATTAATAAATAATAAAAGCGCAATTGGAGAATAAATAATGAATAACGAAGCAATGAGAAAGGCGTTTGAAGATAGATTTCAAGACTTACCATTGGATGGTGTATTCTGGTCTGAAGAATTAGGCCGCTATACAGCAAAAGAAGAATGGTTGGTTCCAGTCGTAGATTTTTCTAACGATATGTTTGACGTATTCAAAGCAGGCATCGAACACCAAAAAAAGCGCACTGATGCACTTGAGTCTATTTTGAGGAAGCTGCTTGATAATGGAGATTGGTTCGAGTCTGCAATTGAGCTTGATGTTTATACGAAAGACAATGTTTCTGGAGTCGAGCTTGAGAAAGAAGCCATAAAATTAATTGGTAAAAGCGAGGAAGAAAATGACTAAAAAAGTATTACTTGAAGTACACGATGACAACTTAGTTTATGACGCAACAGGATGCTGTATTGGAACTTGGATGGATTCAATGAAGTCCTTTGAATCTGAAAAGATGGATATAAAAGATCTGATCCGATTAAAGGAGGCTGGATTCGACTCTGATGAAATAATTAAGATGAATAAGGAGGGCGTTATTTAATATGGCTTTAATACCAAGACCATATCAGCTTGGCGCAATTAATGCAGTGATTGACTATTTGTTTGAAACAGATGGTCATCCTTGCATTCAGGCACCTACGGCATCCGGCAAGAGCTTAATGCAAGCTGAGATAGCTCGTAGGGTGTATGACATAGCACCTGACAAGCAGCAGGTGTTCTTAACAGATGTAACAGCGCTTATCGGCCAGAATAGAGAAGAACTTCTTGAGCAATGGCCTGACGCGAGAACTACAACATACAGCGCATCTTATGGGCAGAAAAATCATACTGGTGAGCTTGTGTTTTGCGGTATTCAATCTGTTTACAAAAACGCATCACTATTCAACGACGTGTCTGTTGTTTACATTGACGAAGTTCACAGAGCATCGTTAAAAGTTGGTGGCATGTACCATCAGTTCTTTACTGAGCTTTGGAAGAAAAACCCTCATGCTAGAATTGTTAGTCTGTCAGCAACTCCTTGGAAGTTGGAATCTGGAACCATTGAAGGTACTTGGATCTGTACTGAAATAGTCTATAGCATTCCAATGAGCGAACTCTTTAATGATGGATTTCTATGCCCAATCATAACTCCAAAAACAAGCCTGACTCTCGATTTTAGTAAGATAAAAAAAGCAAAATCCGGTGAATTTGATGAAGAAGAAATGGCTAGACTCATGGATGACGATAATGTCACCAATGCAGCGCTGGATGATGCTATGCGATATGCAAGCAACAGAAAGTCAGGATTGATCTTCGCGTGCAACGTTGCCCATGCTGAGCACATTAAGAAAGCATTAGAAGATCGAGGTGAATTTGCTGAGGTTATCATTGGTGAGACTATCACTGAAGACCGCAAGCGAATCGTTGATGATTTCAAGAACTTCAAACTGAGATGGATTATATCTGTCGGCACACTAACAACAGGATTTAATGCAAAGAATGCAGACTTGCTAATCGTGTTGAGAGCAACGCAGTCTAGCAGCCTGTGGCTTCAGATACTTGGTAGAGTGCTCAGAACACATGAGTCAAAGATAAACGCATTGATTCTTGATTTTGGTTCAAACGTTGAGAGATTTGGTCGAATAGATATGATTGGACCTCCACCAACTAAAGAAGCTAAGAAGCAAGCAAAGAAAACTCCGTTCAAGCAATGCCAAGGCATCTTATCAAATGGTTGGCAGTGCAATAACATCGTTCCATATCTTGATAAGAGCTGCCCTAAATGCGGATATGAATTTGGAGGAGATACAACACCGAATCATGGCACTGAGGCGAGCAAAGGCGACCTAACAACCATTAACCAGATTGTTAAGGCATTTGATGTTAATAATGTGTCTTGGGCTAAGCACGTAGACGCAAAGGGAAATGACTCGCTAAAGGTAAGCTATCGGTATGGAATTGGCATCAATTCAATTGAAGATTATTTGTATTTTAGTGGGGAGCCTTGGCAGCGTATTGAGGCGTGTAGATGGTGGGAAGACAGGGTTTCTGGTGACATAGCACACCAATGCCCAAAGCATATAGAAACGGCTGTCGCAGAGTTAAATCACTACGGCTTAAAGCCATTCTCAAAGATACATGTTGATGTCACTAATGCAAAAGTGACACCATCAGGTAACTACATTGGTCACAAGATAATTGGTTACGAGTGACTTTCTTCAACCTTCTTCATAGACATAATTTCTCCGTTCAAGCGTGATGCGTCTATTTCGATTCGCTCAATGTCTTGCTCGGAGAAGTTAAAGTGCTTATCGCAGGATTCAATCATCAAACACCCATAGAGCGCGTTTGAATAGTCGAACAACGGTATTGCATAGAGCGACTTAACTTTTGCGTATATCAGGTTTTGGTACAGGCCGTAGTCAGTATCTTTTATGTCTGACACATCAGGGAGGGAATAGACTTCATTCTTTACTAGCTGTCTAAGTATTCTTGAGTAGAATGACGCTGGAACACCGTTAATTGCAGAGCTGACTGAGTGTACGTTTGGCTTTAACTGCTCATTCCTAATATGAACTTTCATGCTAGGTATATTTGCAACATTTACTTCACCGTTTCTTAGTTCAAAGACTATAGCTCGATCAGCGTTGTATTTTTGACGAATCCGATCAAGATCGTCCATGACAATGCTGTCATGCTCAATGAACTTATTGTAATCTTGGTGCTTGAATTTAGGCTTCTGGTTGTTCTCGATTGATTTTAATTTTCGCCACATAGCAAAAAAAGCTGCAATACCAAGCATTACAGCTACTCCAGCGTAATTTCCAGACGCCACCAATCCACCAAGAATGTTGATAAATGTTGTTTCCATGTTCGACCATTTTAAGTTTATAGTTTTATATTAGGTCGATTATATCATTTCCCGCTGTTCTTTTTGTCAAGCTGTGTTTGATAATCTATGATTGAGTCACTGCAATCAGCAATCCAATTCCATGCCTCCTGACCCCATATTACGTACTCAGACATCGATAAACCGCCAACGTGAGGATTTATATTGGTCTTTGAGCAATTAAGCGGAGGCAGCGAATACACGGTCTCTACTACTTTTACTGGCCTATCTATTGGCTCAGGAGGACTAGCAACAGATATTATCTCAGTTTTTACCGGCTTCGAAATCCACCCAAGCAGGAACCCGACAAGAAGGCATGTCACCACGACTGTCAATTTCTCTTTTGAGGTTTTCGATAGCAATTTGTTTAAGCCTGTCACTGTCTTTCCAATTATTAATCTTATCAATCTGCTTTCTGAGATCAGAGTTACAATTTTCGATCCTACGCTCAAGATCATCGACAATATCGTCATATTTATCATTTTGATTTAATGCCTCTTTGTAAGCTAAGAGATTTGCTTCACTTGATTCTTTCAGCGTTTTATTATCGTTTTCGATAACAGCAATATAGGTTGACTGCTTTTCTATTTTCTTCTCATCTTTAATATTGTCAATAGCCTGCCCGCCATTGAAGATTAGTGATAAGATTAAAGCTATACCAAGAATAAAATCCATCAGTCGTCATCCTTCTGTAAATGCTTCATGCGCTGAACTTTCTCAATAGCCTCACCAGTAATCCATGCTATGATACCGGAAACCATCATTGGCACTATTATCATTGAAAGTGATAGCTCATTAGCTCCGATATCGCCAGGTAGGAACATCCATCCAACGACAGTCTGAACGATAAACATCATCCAGAAAACAACTACTTGTCTTGCTCGTCTAGGTGTTAGAGACACGATTCACCATCCAGCCATAAATGTATTTTTCATCTTTTTCTCTGCGCTCACAAAGCTCTACATAAAACGCACCCTGAAGACAGTTAAGCATATTTACAAGAACATCTATACCTTCGTCTCCGCGCTTCTTGTAAAAAGTTTTTAGCGTCAATACAGTGTTATTTCCAACGGCGCCATCAATCTTTATATCGTTGTAAAATTCTTGCTTGTTGTTCAGAACATTCAGGCATCGTTGCAAAAATTTAGCGCTTGCACCAATACCGAGATTTACACCGGTATCGAATAATTCGAATGCAAGGTCTTCATTTATTTCACTGATTTCATTAAGCCGAAGAGAATCCCAATACATTGATTTATAAATTAATCTAGCATCATCTTTTGTGAGCGACTTTACTGGCTTGGTTAGGCCAAAACTTTCGGCGACAGCCTTTGTTATACCGTACTTTGTTTCACCGCCAGAGTCAGATGGATCATTTGAATAACCACCTTCAACTCTGATTATCTCGTTTATAGCGTCTTCTGATTTCTTTATCATTTTTCGTCATCCTCAATGGCTTTGATTGAGTGTGGCTTACCACCTTCAAGCAACCAAGATAATTCAAATTCAATTATCTTCCAATGTAATGCACCGGTATCACGCAAGTTTTTACCAACAACACTGGATGCTGTTTGGTCTGCATTTCCAAATTTATTTGGACAGTCATAAATCAAGTTCAATAGGAACTTAAACACAACCTGCCAGCACTGATCCAAGCTAACTAAGCAGTCAACGCCCCACTTGGTTAGTGGGATTTTTATGTTTAAAGCATACCTGAAGAACATCAATACAATACACCCAATATAAAAATATATGATATATGGGTGCAGTATAAATAAAAGAACACCGGCAGCAACTATCAGAAAATTAAACCATAGTGCGTATATTATCGAAATGAGAGCTTTCATGAAAGAATGCTCATGTATTGTTCAAATATGCGTGCCACTTCATCTTCACCGTGTCGCAATGCGCCGCGTATGTCATCGGCGGTTATCATTACGAGTCTGTTATCCTCGGCTATCCACGGTGTCGTGCTCTCGCCGTCCTCTGTCATCCGTTCCAATTTGCGGCGTAGGCGTATCTCGTCTTGTTCGCGGCATTGAATAAAGTCACCATCCGCCGTTTCATACGTGATTGAGTCAAGTGCGACTTGTCGTGCGGCCTTAGCAGCTTGGCGCGTTTGTTCCGCTGCCTCTGCTGCTTTGTCTTGTGCCGTTGTTACGGTTGCGTTATTCAGCCAAGTCATTGCTCACGGCCTCCGGTTCGTAAATGTAGTTAAGCTCCCAAGTGTCGGCGGTAATTTCCACAGGTGTAGGGAATCTCGTTTCATGCGGTGCGTTTGCGCCGTGTGTTAGTGTGATGGTCAGCTCGAAGTTGTTGCCGTTGCGCGTGCAATTTTTAACGACTGGATGGTCAACCGTTGCACCGTCCGGTATCTCTGACAAGTCGTAATCAGTGCCGTTGACTGTGAGCGTTGTGTCGTTGATTTCGGCGGTTAGTTTGTCGCCATCGAAGCGAGGGTTAAAGTTAATTTTTATCATAATTAGTACCATCTCCCGATTACTGTCATAACTTCTATGTTTGATCCTTCCGTGCCAATATTGACCGCAGTATTGTTTTTCACTCGCATAGTTACAGCAGATACGGAAATTGTTTTTTCTAGCTGCGCGATGCCACTACCGGCACTTGTGCCGCCATATCCGAACGGAATGACTACGGGAGTGCTGTGAAATGGAGCAGGAAAGCTCCATGTCCTATCAAGCTCCGCATTTACTGCCCACCCACCACCTATAGACCTTCTGTGCGTACAAATCTGCGTCCCATCAGCAAACCGCACAAACTCACCATTCGCGTTAGAGCCACGCTGAATAACCGCACCCGTAGGTACGCCGCTTGATTGCGAGACTGTGCCTAGGAGGTTTCCGGTGTGGTAGAGTTCTTGCCAAGCGCCCCAAACCCCACTAACTTTCGTTCGGGTGTATACTGCGCTACCGTCAAAGTCTGTGTGCTGCTGTGTCGCGCCGTTCTCCTCGACGTTTTCGATGTGAAATAGTAGCCCGCCTAGTGTGCCAGGCTTGTTCAAGTCGCCGCCGTTTATGTTATAAAACCCAGTTGCCGCGATTAGGTTCAAATTATTAGAAGGTGGGCGTGCCCCAATCGTACCTAAACCAAAATCCCCAACCTTTGTCACTCGTCCAGCAGTTGTGTCGGTAGATGATGTTGTCAAGTCTGCGCTGGCAGCAGTGCCAAGATCAGATAGCGTTGGAGAATCCTTCACCCATTCGTTAATAATGGCAGCAGGACGCACATCTGTGTCATCAAAAATAGGCTTGCCATCGTAGAAGTCTCGATGGATCACATAAGGCTGAGAGGCTACTGTAGTTCCACCGTAATTGACAGTGATTGTCACTTGGGTATCTGATGGGATTGATTGAATTATATATACGAGCTTATTTGGAGCTAAGATCCAGTCTCCTACACTCACATTTGCAAGCCATTCAGTTCCAGATCCAGTAATAACATTAGATCCAGATGCAAATGATGCCGTACCAATTCTGTATTGCATGGTTAAGTCCTAAGTTTAATTATTTCAATTATATCATGATAAACCTATTTACATTAAAGTTGCTTGGTGCTAGTATTGCTTTATTAAATTAAATAAGAGGGGATTAACTATGAGATTAATGGCAGCACTATTTATCTTTATCATGTCATCGTCAACGTTTGCTGGGTCTGTGTACTTTGGCGGATACACTGATCATCTAGTAACTGGTAAATTTAACGAAGTTAATCAGGTAGTAATAGCTCAATTCGATGGAGGATTGACAATTGGATCGATGGTTAATTCATACGGTCGCGACTCGGTAATGGTTGGCTATGTTCAAGACAATGATAAGCCTGTTAAATTTGGCTTAGTTCTAGCCACTGGATACGAGCCTATCAATCTATATTTGCAAGATTACTTGGACTCGACTCCTTTGGTTCCTATGCCTTTGGTCTCAATTGACTTAAATGTGTTTAACGGTGCCAGCATAACCGCCAACTGGATTAGCGGCGTTGTTATCAATGCTGGGGTTAAGTTTTCTTTTTAAACTGGCGCATTCATAAGCTTAACATCACCAATCCAGTACATTGCACCGTCTGCGTCAGTTCCACTATCGAGTATAGCTAGGTTAAAATAAGGTAACTGGTAGCCGTCATACAGTGGATTTCTAGCTGGTAAATGCGTATAGAATACAGAGTTATAGATGTTACCATCACCGTAGCCAAGCTCAGGAACATCAACACCATTAATGTAAACTCTTAATGATGTGTTTGGGATGTAGACTATTTCTAAATCAGTTGGTGAAGTTAATGCCTTTGTAACTTCACTTGAATAAGCACCTACAGCCACAGACTCAGGAGGCATTGAGGCATAAGAGTCACTTGGCTTAGTTACTGAGCTTCTTACTCCATAGCTAAATGCACTGCCTGTTCCTCTAAACTGTATTAATATAGCGCCTTGGCTATTATTTAGTCCATTCCCCATTCCAATGATAAAAACATCATCATTGTTTGCGCTGCCACCAGGTAAAAATCTAACTTTCAGTCTACATTCTGTATCGAAGTTTAGGAACCCGTAAGAAAATTGACTTTCTGGCGCTAACTCAACTCGACTAAATTTACTTCCAGCGCCTGCACCAGCTAGTGACACGCTAGTAGCCTTGTTATTATTAATCCCTGTAACTGTAACACCGTAGCTTACCGATTCTGATTTAAATGCGTCATAGCCAACCACATTTCTATATAGATAGTCATTACCATAGGAATCGTTACCAGCAAATACAGTTCCACGCCCAATCCTCATTCCTTGGCTAGAATTAAAAGTAATGTTTGCATCGCTAAAACCAAAGCTAAAAGCGCCAGACGAGTCAACCCAGAAAGCATAATCAGATCCATCATATGCATTTAGTATTAAAGGATTTGATGATTCTGAAGGTACGCTAACAGCGCCCATCGTTATCTCATAACCTGCATTACTGCTCTTAATTACGCCACTTGCACCATCTAGGATTATCCCCGTACCTATATCAACTTGAACCGTAACTGTTCCTGCTGTTATTTTTGCTGCTGTTATGGTATTTATCTTTGCGTCAGTAACAGCTAGGTCTTGAATGGCTGCTGTGCCTACTGCTAAATTTGCAATCTTAGTTGAAGTAACTGAGCTATTCGCCAACTTTGCAGCATCGACAGCTAATGCGGCTAGCTTCTCATTTGTAACAGCACTTGCCTCTAACTTT